GACCCAGGAATGATGGGTGGTGACCCTAATGCAATGGGTGGTGACCCTAACGCTATGGGTGGTGACCCAGGAATGATGGGTGGTGACCCTAATGCTATGGGTACTAATTCTAATGGTGTTGAAGGTTTTAATCCACAAGGTGTTGATAATAATGGTATGGAAAACACAGGTGAAGATGAAGAAGTTATAGATGTAGACGAACTTGTTGATAAACAAGATGAAACTTCAGAAAAACTTGATAAAATTTCTTCTACTTTTGATAGATTACTTGATAAAATGAATGATTTTAAGTCTTTAGTAGATTCAAGTAATGAAAGAATAGATAAATTAGCAGCAGAAATTGAAAAAAGAAATCCAACACCTGTTGAAAAGTTATCATTAAGGTCTGGAAATGGTTATCCTTTTAATCAAACGCCTGACCAGTATTGGAACGAGAAACAAGCAACATCAAATTATAGTACTGAAGATGATAATAATGGTGCTGATGACCCAAAATATAAAATAACCAAAGACGAAATTGATAATTTCAATGATTATGCAAGTGTTTATAAATCATTGAATGACGATTACGGTCTTAAAGATATGTTTGGTTATTAATTTATAGAGTTTAAGGATGGAAATATAATAATTTTTTATTTTTTATGTTTCCATCCTTTTATTTTTTAACTTTTTTTTATATTTTTGTAAAAGATTATAACTTATATAATAGTTAATTTAAGAAAAACTTTAAAAATAATTTTTATGAAAAATTTTAATTAAAAATGGGTAATAGAGTAAATTTACCAAATATCAATCCTGATTTGATTGATAACACTGATTTAAACGGAAAGTCAAGAGAAAAGAAAGAAAGTACTTTTGACACAAAAAATTATCTTAACATTAGATTGGATAAAGAAGCTGGAGAAACACAAAAAGAAGTTACAATTCGTTTACTCCCGATGAATCTTGAAACAGGTTATCCTTTCGAAAAAGTCCATTTCCACAATATTAGAGTAAATAAAGCAATATTTGGTACTGAATGGAAGTCTTATGTCTGTTTAGCAAAAAATGAAGGCATTGACCATGAAAGATTCGGTAATAAATGCCCTTTATGTGAACTAAACACAAATGCTTACAAAGAATCTGAAAAAGAAACAAATCCTGAAAAGAAAAAAGAACTTCAAAAACTTTCATTAAACTTTAAGAGTAATGAAGCAATTATTGTGCGTTGTATTGAAAGGGGTAAGGAAAATGAAGGTGTAAAATTCTGGAAATTTAATCTTCGTGATGATAAGGCTGACCCTTATAATCAGATTATTGACCTCTTTAAATATAGAAAGAAAAAATCTCTTGAAAAGGGTGAAGAACCTGAAAATATTCTTGATTTATATAATGGTAGAGACTTAATAGTTACTATTAAATCAACAAAAGAGTCTAATAGTTCTGTTATTACTATTCGTTTGGATGAAGATATAACGCCAATTACAAATGATGAAGAACTTCTTAAATCATGGATTTATGATAAAAAGACATGGCAGGAAGTATTTCCACCAAAGGATTATGATTATATAACTCTTGTTAGTGAAGGTAAGTATCCTTGGTTTGATAGAGAAGAAAACAAGTGGGTTGATAGAGAAGTATTTAATGCTAAAAAGAAAGGAAAAACACAGGAAGAAACGAAAAAAATTGAAGAAGCAGATAAGAAATTAAGAGAAGATTCTGAACCTGAAAAACATACAGAAAAATCAAATTTTGAACAAACAGTCTCTCTTGACAATGACGAAGATGACGGTGAAGAACTTCCTTTCTAATAATTTATTTTAAAATATTGGTTTTATGGGAAAACTAAAGTTTGTTTTTGGTACAATGAATAGTGGAAAAAGTTTAGACTTATTAGGTCTTGCTTTTAATTTAGAATCCGAAAAAATTTCGTTTATTGTTCTTAAAAGTTCTATAGACACACGAGATGGAGAAAATACTATTCATTCAAGAGCAATACCTGGTGGTAGACCTTGTATATCTATTTCTTCTGAAAATAATATTGTTGATGTTGTTAAACAAATAACAGATATTAATAGTTTAAAATATATTTTGGTTGATGAAGTTCAATTTTTATCAATAGAACAAATAGAACAATTGGCTTTTATTGTTGACGAATATGATATAAATGTTATTTGTTATGGTTTAAAAACTGATTTTAAAACAAAATTGTTTCCAGCATCACAAAGATTATTTGAAATAGCTGATGAATTTGTTCAAATAGAATCATATTCTAAATATGAAGGTAATTCATATAATACAATGTTTAATGCAAGAATTAATTCTGAAGGGAATATTGTAATTAATGGTAAACAAGTTGAAGTGGGTGGAGAAGATAGATATAAAGCAATGTCAAGAAAAGAGTTTTTCCGTAAAACCAATAATTCTTTATATTTAAAATAATAAAATTTATGGCAAAAAGTGTTTTAGTTAGTTTTGAAGAAATTACAAATCTAATTAAGGAAAGTATTGGTAAGAAGTTGATATTACCAAGAAAAAGTTTTGGTAATATTTTTAATATAAATGAAACAGTAAAAGAAAATCCATTATTAGAGGGTATTTTTAGAACATATAAACCAGAAAAAGTTTTAAAATATTTAGAGAAAAGGTATGGTGATGCAGCAATTGTAAATATTTTTGATGGTGATAATGAAGAAAAAATATTTTTAATTAAAACAGGTGATGTTGATTATAATCAAAATATCATAGATAAGGATATGGCATTATGTGGCTATTTTCCTTCGTATGTTGAAAAAAATAATGGACAACGTACAATACAATATGAACCAAGGCATCAAAATGCGGTAAATGATATCGTACAAGATGCTGAATATATTTTTCATATAACTAAAACAAATAGGGTAAAAAAAATTCTTAATATTGGTCTAACACCAAAAACACATAATAAAAAATTTAATTATCCTGATAGAGTGTATTTTTTCTTGAAAGAACCGTCTTATAAAGAATGGCTTGATATTATTGAGGAATTTTATAGTGCAGAATTAAAAGCATATAAAATGAGACAAACAAATAATTTGCCATATGAAGGTTCATATACTGTTTTATCAATAGATACTGAAAAAATAAAAAATACTAATTTCTTCTATGACCCAAATGCTGAAAATTGTGTTTATACATATGATAATATACCACCTGAAGCAATAGAAGTCGTATGTGAAATAGAACAAGAATATTTAAAATAATAAAATTTAAAAAAGAAAATTTATGGCAAAACAACCATTAAAAAAGAAAGAGGTAAAAAGTCATTCAAGTAGTATTTCTGATTTTAAAAGTAAAATGGGGCTTGTTGCAACAAAAGAATCAAGTAATGCTGATAAACCAATGGAATGGCTCATAATGCCTGAAGCTTATAGAGAAAGTTTAAAATTACCAGGAATTCCTGTTTCGTATGTAACAACAATAATTGGTCATTCAAATACAGGTAAATCAACTTTAGTTAATCATGCTATTGTTGCTGCTCAAAGACAAGGTTATGTGCCTGTTATTTATGATACTGAAAATAACTTTGACTTTAAATATGCAATAGATATGGGTATGGAAGCAACACCTATATATGGAGATATTGAAGTTGAAAAAGTTAATCCAGAAACAGGTGAAATAGAAATTGTTACAGAAAATGGAATTGTTGCCTATGATGGTAATTTCATATATTTCAATAATTCTTTACTTGCAGAAAGATATGGTAAAAATGACTATTCAACAGGTAAAGAAACAGCAAAAGGAAGAAAAATTGCTGTAATTGAAGATATTTCATATTCTATTAACGAATTACTTGATGCACAAGATAATGGAGAAATTGACACTGGATTTGTGTTTATTTGGGATTCTGTTGGAAGTATATCTTCATTTAAGTCTTATAATTCTAAATCAAGTAATGCGATGTGGGATGCAGCTGCTATTAGTGTTGCTTTTAATCAAATAGTAAATGATAGGATACCTCGTTCAAGAAAAGTATCAGCACAATATTCTAACACAATGATATTAGTTAATAAGGTTTGGCTTGATTCTATGACAAATCCTGTTGGACCGCCAAGTATTCAGTTGAAAGGTGGAAATTCTATTTTCTATGCTTCACGTTTAATTATTCTTCTTGGTGGACAATTAAAGGCTTCCACTAAAAAATTAACAGCAATATCAAAAGGACTTACCTATAATTATGGTATTCAAACAAAAATTAAAGTACTTAAAAATCAGTTGCCTAATCCTTATACTGTAACATATGAAGGTGAAGTTATTTGTACTCCACATGGTATGATTAGTACTGAAAAAGATGTTGTTGATGCTTATCGTAAAGAACATGTTGCTTATATTTTAAAACAACTTAATGATGTTAGTGTGAATAACAATGCAAATATTGTTATTTCTGATAGTGATGATATTACGTTTACGGAAAGTGACGAAGAAGATATGTAAATAAAAAAAGTGAGATAGTTTATAGACTTTCTCACTTTTTTTTGGTATATTTGTATCGTTGTTTAAATAAATAATAATAAAAATTAAAAAAGTATGACAAAAATTACAAAAAAGTTAATCTTAATTATGTCGGCTTTGTTGATTTCCTTTGTGACATTTGCACAGGTAACAACTTCAAGCCTTAATGGACGTGTTGTTTATGATAATGGTGAACCTCTCGGTGGTGCTGTTATTGTTGCAACGCATGTTCCTTCAGGTTCACAGTATTATGCTGTAGCCAATTCAGATGGTCGTTATACTATTGAAGGTATGAGACCAGGTGATGGATATAAGATTGAAATTTCATTTCTCGGCTGTCAAACAGTTCAGTATGAAGATGTAGCACTTTCACTTGGTGAATCTTATGTTCAAAATGCTTCTTTGAAAACAATGCAGGAAGAACTTGACGGTGTTGTTATTGTAGCATCTACAAGTAAGTTTACTACTGAAAAGACAGGTGCTTCAACAAATATTTCTTCAAGACAAATTAAAAACCTTCCTATGGTTAATAGAAGCATGTCTGACATTGTAAAATATTCGCCATATTCAAATGGAATGAGTTTTGCTGGTGGTGATGGTCGTTCTACTAACTTTACTGTTGATGGTTCGAACTTTAATAATAACTTTGGTCTTTCGGAAGCACTTCCTGGTGGCGGTAGCCCAATTTCTCTTGAAGCAATTGAAGAAGTTCAGGTTGTAATTGCTCCATTTGATGTAAGACAAAGTAACTTTATCGGTGGTGGCGTAAATGCTATTACAAAGTCAGGTACAAATACTTTTAGAGG